ATTTTGATAATCAGTATCCCCCTGCACCATCGGTTGACCGCTACCAACTATAAAATCCGCAACTGTCATAAATCTATTTGTATTTATATATACGAAATTCCCGTTTGGCAGTTCGTAATTCGTTGGCACCTGGCAATTATCGTAAAGAATTGGGAGCTTTACATCTATTTGAAACGTAACCCCTGCCAACACATCTTCCTGCCCCTGCCTGAAATACTCAAAAGTATTTGTCTTTATTAACGTCCACTCATGCTTATCCCAGCTAATCTGAGCTAAAAGATCATGGCCTATCTGTTCGCAGTCGCTTTGCATTTCGAGTTCATCCATGTTTTCTACATGGTGAAGGTCGGCAATAGTTACAACGATACTGTAAGTCTTTTCCTTACCGTTTACCGCACTTGTATTCAAAGTGTACCAAACGGCAGGGTATTCCTGATCTTTATAATCAAAGACTACAAAGTCCTCAGCCTTTACGTGCCTTGCCGTTCTCACTTGTTTGTGAGCGGCTGCGATCGTTACCAGCTTTTTTATTATTTGATTGAGCGTTAGACTCATGCTTTTTTAAATATGCTTTTAATAGCTTTTGTGTTTTCTTTGTGTAACTCATTGGCAACAGCTTAAAAATTCATAGCGATACCACTTAGGCACGTCCTCTTTTGGCATCGCTGTTTTTCCCAAATAAATACCTATTTCATAAGCCGACCGCTTTGGAATGAAAGTGTCAACACGGCTGCCCGGGTTAATATATTCCTGAAACTTAGACCCCGTGCCAGCTTCTTCTATAAGATAATTAATCAGTCTTTCTAAATACCATTCAGCACGATTCTTATACTTTGCTTTATAATCGTCAATCTCCGATGCGCTCACCGCTTCGCTGTTTTCGGTTGTCTTTCTCGTAAGTCCTTTATTCCATATCTGATACGACAAACCATCGGCAAGCTCTGAAATAGTGTAGTGAATCATTGCGTCCCGAATGTAGTCTTTTAGCAATGTTTCTTCGTCCGCTGTAAGGTTACTATTGTCGATTCCATCCTGCAACCTTTCATAAAGAGCCGTCCCTAAAACAGGAAGCAACTGCATTTCCTGAACGGTCTTTATTTCGGAAACGATCATTTTACTATCTATATTTTTATGAACAGGGGAGCGTTCATAAATATTTTCAGGACTTATAAAAAGAATATCTCTCATTTATTATTTTTTTTGCATTACAATAACTGATTCCCATTCGTGCCGGCAAGACTTAGACTTCCCCCACCAGCCGCCGCCCCTATCAAATACGCTATAACCCATCCTCCGGCTCATAGTTTCAATTTCACTACGTGACCATAATTTATTCATAGCTATGAGACGGCGGCAAAAGTCACGGGTTGTGGGGATAACATCTTCACCGCCTGCCGTTGGCTTCAACACGTAATCATATAGGATCTTAAAATTAAGCGTATCCGGTTTGAGCTTAGGAATAACAGGCTTCACATCCGGCTGCGCTTGCTTTGCATCTTTAATCTTTTCCTTTTGATCTTTAATGATCTGCTCCGAAATAGGAAGCAGTATTATTGTTTGGCTTGCAATATCTTCACCTATCTTTTTAGGCTTTCTTTGTATTTTGCCTTCCTCTTCCAATTTATCCAATATCGATAAAACGGCTGTTAAGTCAATATCCAAAACGTCCGCAATAGTTTCAGGTTTTATCAGTTTATCCTTCTTAATAAGATCTAAAACATTTAACTCAATTTGCGAAAGGAATTGCAACTGTTCATCTGCAAAAATGAACTTCTTTCTATTCACTATTAAATAATGATCTTTATTTACACCACATGCTGCAAACTCCGACAACAAAAGCTCCTGCTCCTCCTGCGAACTAAACTGCATTGCTTCGTTATCAATGGAAAGCATCGTATTCACCTCTTCATCATTTAGACCCAAACTACTCTTTAAAAGTAGCTTCGCCTGATCCTGACTGATCTCCCCTTTCTCAAATTTGCGTATAATACGTGTAAGGCTTTGCCATTGACGTCCGCTTAAGTTTTTCAGGTTCTCATTTACAGTCGTGTTTTGAGATATATTTGCCGGGGGTTCGGTATTCAATATTTCAGGGTACTGATTCGGATCGATGCCTACTTTTTCAAGTAGCCATTTTTTAGGTGCAATCTGTAGTAATGTTTGTTCGCTAAATTCGATCCCTATCGGCTCAACAGGAACGATCTTCTTCTCTATGCCTGTAATCTCTTTAAATAGCAGTTCAAGACTTTGCTGCTTATCGTTTGCGTATGTAGCCTTGAATATCTCGTAAGCCTCTCTAATCTCACTACGTCCCCCTAATTGCCCTTCCACACGAATGCCGAATAACATCGGTGATACAATTTGATGCCCGGCAAATAATTCCTGTTGTATGCTTTTTGAAAGTATGTCAAAGTGTTTGTCTAATTCTGTGCTGCTTAAATCTTCCAATTTCGGAGCTTTCGCAGGATCTTTACCGAAATTCAAAACAATATTACCAGCGTTTTCACTACCGGTAAATTTATTTTTGAACCCTTTTTCTATCTCCCGTTTCTCTTCTTCTGTAGGGATCCCCTCAAAAAAGCTGATCATTTTTGAAGCGAACATACCGTTTGTAATAGTCGATAAATGGTACTTGCTTATTTCAATATCCGTCTGTATGGCATTCAAAGCACCCATGTAACCGGGATAGCTGTAAGTCTCAACCCCCGGCCGGTATTCTTTGTAGTAAAGTATTTGCGTTTGATTACGGAGCATTTGCACATCTTGATTAGGATTGTAAGCCAGAAAAACCTTTGGTTCATCATTCTTTTTGTAGCTTTCCCAATCCTTAACAAAAAACTGCGTATTGTCTTTGCTGCTTCGTACCTTATGGTATGGTATATGATAATAAGCGCCTATCTTTCCCAGTTCGTTATATTGTACCTCAACATAGCAGCCCCCGAAAACCTCAATATCTAAACAAAGTTTTTTAAGTATCTCATTACAATTCTCATAAGGATTCGCAGGAGCTACAACGTCAAACCCTTTACCGACTATATAATTAACCTTTCCCAAAACGATCCCATTATGCTTGCTGCTTTTATTAAACATCGTTAAAAGCATATTTGGGAACTTATTATCTTCCCCAAACATTACCCATCCCTTGTTTGGCATTTCCTTCATTACCGGTACTTTCACATCGGCAAACTTTATAAAAGATACTCTATTCTGCATCATATACTTTGTAACTTGTTGGATTGTTATATTTTGTTGTGTTCACATCCTGACCATCAGATAAAAACATTAAGCCCGTTTCCACAACCGCCCCGGCATTTGCCTCATTCGTATTCGAGGGGCTTGCCTGTTCATATACTTTATAAGTAAACCACCCTTCTTCTTTAGTCGCAAAGTAGGTATTCACCACTAAGGAAAACTGATTGTATCGATCCTGATATAAACTCTGATCGGCAGTATTTACAATCACAAACTTTACTTTGTCATTTGTGGTGCGGCTTTGAAACACGAAAAGAAAATTTGCATCTAAGATAGTCTGTTTTTCTTTCAATGTCAAAATAAGAGTTTCCGTATTTCCCTTTGTGAGCTTTATCATTTCAATTTATAAATACTACAAAACAACAAACGCCCGCCCGAAATCGAGCGAGCGCTTTTGCTATTTTTTAGGGTTAATATTATCCGGCTGTTTCGAGTGCCGCAGCTACAGAACTATTTACTTCATAAAGAAGATCAGGCTCTTTACCCATAAAGTTCAAAGTGTATCCTGAACGATCTCCGAACGCTGTTCCGCTTCCGCTTTCAGATGCTGCCATGTCTAAACCTCTTTCTTTTCCTAACATCCAAAACTTATTATTGTTATCCTTCACTACAGCGATCAGAATGTTTTGAGCTAACAATTTCAATTCAGTATTAACAGACGCTGAAAGTTTGTTAACTACAATAGTCAAGTTTTGCTCAAAAAACAAAGTTCCGTTTTCAGTTGAAACCTGTGGGTTGTGTGTAAAGTTTCCTGTTTCTTTCGGAAGTTCGTATTTCCAAAAACGCTTACCACTTGCCTTTGTGATTCCTGTAACCACACCGGAAGCATTTGCGGCAATAGATGAAACATTCCCTTTTTCAATAAAATAAACTTCGGTTATCCCGCCCGCAGAATCTTTACAGTCGAGGCTATATCCGGTTGTCAAAGCACAAGGCATGGTATATTTGTTTTAAAAAGGGAGGAGCTTTCCCCTCCCTTAGTTATTAATTAATTAGGCTTCAAACTTAGTTACCTCGTCTGGAAAGGCCAGTTGTACGCCTATTTTCAGATTGGCCGAGAACTTCACGTTACGATCATCTTGAGAGTACCACAGCTCAAACTGATCCTCTTCTGAAATCAAATCGACACCTAAGAAAATATTTGACATTCTCATTGCGTAGATATCGTTAGTACCAGTCAATCCATGTACAGGGATAACTTTGTAAGATGTACCAGGAACCAAGAACTCAGAATCAGCAGCATTATTTGTAGAACCCGGATTGTAATGAAACAAATTCAGATCAACATATTTCTGAATAAGAAGAGTGTAAACATCCCATCCACAGAAAATGCGAACATCGGACTTTCCTTTCACAGAAGCAGGAAGAGCATTGATAACTGCAAGAACAGCCTTTTGTGCTTTTTCCATTGTATCAATACCTGTGATCGGAGCGCCTGTTCCGTAGAATCCTGTAACATTTGCGTTTACAGATGTACCAGCGTCAGCGATGTGTTGGCGAATACCTTTGAACTTATTTAAAAGTCCATTTGTGCCACCATATCCTGAACCAGTTGCAGTCCAAATAGCTGTTTCCAAAGCCTCTGCAATTTTACCAGCTTTACGAGCTGTGTATTCATTTGCAAATGCGATAGTATCGTAATTTCCGCCCGCTGGCAAAGATTTTTGAAGGTAAACTGATTCAAGGTCTTTCGGACATAAAGTCTCCTGCACGCGCACTTTTCCGACTGTCAAACTGCGCTGAGAAAATTCAGTCGTGCCCGAACTGAGGAAGCCGCAAGAGCTATCGTCTTGAAAAAATACATCCGTATCCATACGGTTAACTGTCTGAGAGGATTTTACACCTGTCATAACATTACCTTCGGAAAGGATAAGCTGTTGAGTACGAGCCTCGAACAGCGAAGCAGTAACGAGCTGTTGCTCATTTTGTTCTGTGTAAGCCGTAAGGCCTGTAACCAAAAACGCCATCTTTATTTGTTTTTAAATTGTGAAACGAATTGTGAGTAAGATTTTATTTTGTCAGCTTTACTTTCAATGCTAACTTTTTTAAAGTTGTTAGGAACTTCAGCCGGTGCTTGAGAAGGTACGTTTACCAAAGTGTCTACAAGCTGAATCAATCCCTGCATTGCTTCGCTTTGCTTACCGAATGCAGATTTCAGACCTTCGTAATCAGATTGTAAAGCAGAAAAACTTTGTTCACTTGCAGCGATACGGCTTTCGATTTCAGAGAACTTAGAATACATCTTTTCTTTCTCTTCTTTGCCGCTCTCGATTTCAACGCTAACTTCAGGAGCTTCAACTTCTTTTGCCTTAATTTCAGCTATAACACCGCCTTCACCAAGAACGATTTCCGTACCGTCTGCTAAAGTATGTTCACCAGCCGGAGCAGGTGTTCCATCTTCAAGCGTAACGATGCCTCCAACTTCTAAAGCTGAAACCAAAATCTTTGTGCCATCCTTTAAAGAATAGCCGGGAGCTGGCATTGTTTCTTCCTGAAATACCAACTTTTTTACTTCCTGTAATAGTTCGATCGGATTCTTCATGCCACTAAATACTAAAGTGGCAAAAAATAGGACATTTGCCTATGAAAGAAGAGATAGGAAAGCGTTCTTCCGCTTTTCGTTTATTTCGTTAAAATTGTAATGTTTTCGGCAATATTCATGCAGCTTTACGCCCTGTTCATTTCTTAACTCTTCGCTTTCTGCTAATCGTTTAATATGGCCGATCCACTCTTTACGATCCTTTGCATAATTAACCACATCGGACGGGAATCCAATATACGGGTGAACTTTTGAAGCCACCACCGGAACGGCCTTACCGGCAGCTTCCAAAATCTTTATATTCGACTTGTAAGCGTTAAAATTATTTTTCACTAAAGGAATTAACATAATGTCTGCATGTCGAAACATTTTGTAATACTCGAAAACCTCCATCCCCCTTATGATCGTATAAGGCAATTTTCTTTCATTCGTGAAATACGATGCCATCCTTTGCCAATAATAAAGCTCCGTATCGTTCGAGTCTGCATACCCACCCATCACAACATGTACATCTTTTACGTGCTGATCTAACTCATACATAACGCCCTGTAGTAATTTTAAATCCGGTTCGTGTGTTATGCCACCTGCCCAAAACAACTTCACCCCATCCGTCTTTATACGTTCGCCGTCGAATTGCGCTTCACCATAAGGGATAGCATTCGGCAGTATCTCAATATTTTTTGCATGTGGATAAATAGCATCTGCCAACCTTTCATGAGTACATGTAACCAAATCAGCTTCACGCATGTGATTGATCAACCGGGATGCAAAATTCGAAGCGTTATACCCTTCATACATCAAATGATCATGCGATAAATGCCAATAGTCATCTACATCGACTACCAATTTAAAGCCGTGTTGTTTGCGGCGTTCCAATAGATCTTCATTATCCCACGTCCGATTGATGAAAACAATATCGTATTTATTTTCCTGCCATTGCTCTTCACTCATATTATCCGTTATCCTTCCGTATTCCTTTTCCATAAACGATACCGGAATCATGAGACGGTGATAACCGCAGCCGCTGAACTTTTGCGTAAGTGTTAGGATTTTCATGTCTCAAATATACTAAAATAAACCCCACCTGTAGAAACAGACGGGGGTGTTGTATCAAATCCTAAACAAACCAGCATTAAAGGTCTTTTAAAAGATTTTTGAGCTTTTCAATTATTTCTTCTTCCTTCATTCTCATTTTTACCTCCGTCATGTCAAACATACCCTCCACACTGAAACCTTTGAAGGTTCCGTCTTTTACCTTCGCCCACGTTTCTTCATTCATAACCTTTGCACCCAAAAACCATGTGCCATCAGGTAGGTTTTCAAACTGCTTCATTTTCGGGATTCCTTTACTTTCATCTGCTATCCACGACATAAAGAAGGTAATACCTTCAACAGGCTTTGTATGCATCTCATTTGCGCTTTGCTGAAAACCCTTTGCATAAAACTTTAAAGCGATCGTTTCAATAGTCTTTTTGTCAAAGAAAACATAGTACTCACCTGTTTCATCACGACGGTATATTTTCATATCCGGCACCATTGCAGGTCCGACAACAATACGCTCTTCACTATTGACAACGGAAAAAGCTTGCATCTTTTGCCTATCTATTTGCTCAAGTTTACGTTGTGCCCACTCAATGCCAGCATCACCGCCCCACGCTAACCACATAAGCCGCCCGCACCCGTCCCCTAATTCCTTTTGACTGTTTTGCCTGTGCCTTTCAAATGCTGCCATTCGTGCGATCGTGTCTCTTGTTATCGCTTCACCCTTTGCCAGTTGGTTCGCCCTTGCTTTTCCTACAGGCGTGCCACATTCACCCCACCCGTTTTCTTCCGCCCACCTTAAGGCAATCTTTGCGTTTTCACTTGCCTGCTTAGGGTAGTCGCTGTAACTTTCCTGAAAGTTTTGATTTTTGTTTTCCCATTTGCTGTAGCAGATAGCAGCGGCCTGTTCCTGATCTTTGCCTTCACCAACTACGTATTCAATGCAGCGAGGAATAAAATCGCTTTCGCTTTCCCCTTTATTAGGCTCCACAAATATTTGTTTCTCAAAAGCAAAGAAGTTTTCACCTATCGCCGGGATGTCAACCAATGCCACGGCGTTAACTTCTTGAATTGAGTTTTCATCTTCTTTGATTGTTAATTTGAATAACGGTAAATTTTCCATATTATCCGATCCTTGCATTACGCTCAAGGTAAGCGTTTCTTTGATCATTATTTTGAATATCCGAATTCATTACGTAAGCCCTTAAAGACTGATTCCCCATATTGTTAATAGCTTCCGCATTTAACGCCTGCCCTTGTATTGCAGGTGAAACAGTTGGCGACATAGGAGCCGCACCGCCCCCGCTTACAGTTGGCACGGGAGCCGCACCACCACCCCCCGGAATCTGAACGGCTGCGATCTTTTTAATATTAGCAATACCAGCCGCAACCGCTAAACCTGCGTTAACAGGTGCAAGCACGGGACCGACAAAAGGAATACCGACCGTAGCATTATAAGCCCTTACCGCACTTGCGAAAGTATCAATAGTGGCCTGCGCAATGGCTGCCGCTTTGCCCGCTTTCGACTGTTCACCAAATAAGGCTTTAATGTTTCCAAGTGTTGAGCTTAAGGCGTCCGCTGTTTCAAGTGCCGCATCGATTTTCGCCTTCGCTAAAGCCTGTTCAGATTGCGCAAGCTGTTGATTAATAGCCATTTCTTGAATGGCATATTTATTCTTTATTTCTGTAGTGCTTAACCCTGCCGCCTCCGCCGCCGCTATTTCAGCATCTCTTTTTAAGTGGAGCTGTTTAATAACCTCTTCAGCTTCGAGCTTAGCAATAGCAATGGCGTTTTCTGCTTTTGTAAGCGAATCAATACGAGCCGCTTCGTTGGCCTGTTTGCGTAATGCTATTTCGGCTAAGGTGTTTTCACCTTGTGCCGTTTGTTGAGCCAGCAACCTTTCACGCTCTATTTTCTCCCTTTCCTTTTTTGCCACTTCATCGGCCGCATCGAGTTCCTGCTTTTTGGTGTTAAAAGCTATTTCAGCATCCACCCTCGCCTGCGTTCCTGCATTTGCAGAATCTATTAACCCCTGTAACCTTTGTAATTCAATCTTTCGCTCTTCATCTCTAATTTCCTGTAGTTGCTGATTCTTTTTCAGTTCATCGGTAACCAATTCGGCATTCGCCTTTTTTTGCTGCAAAAGAAGTTGATTCGAACTTTCGGAAGCTGCTTTGTCACGTGCTTTCAATTCCGCCGTTAACGCCTGCGCGTTTTGCTTTTGCTCCGAAAACTGCCCCGTTATTTGTGCCTCAATATCTTTTCTTTGATTTATTGCGGCAATAACCTGCGCTTGTGCGTCAACACTTCCCTTGTTTAATTGTGCCTCGATCTTTGCCTTTTGAATAAGTATATCGGCTTCAGCAAGTGAAGCGTTCTTTACCTTTTCAAGTGTTTCACGTAATTTCTCATTAGCTGCTATTCTTTCTTCAATACTTAAATTTTGTTCATCTCTTTGCTGCCTTAGTAATTCAGCATCTCTTTCGCCTTCTGCTTTTAATCCTGCTAAATTCTCCTTTGCAATAGTGGCGTTCCTTTTTAGTATTTCTAATGCCTTCGCCTGATCGTAAGTGCTTTTTATGAAAGCCCCATCTATTTTTTGCACTTCATCGACGGTATTAATAACAACCTTCCCGATTTCATCAACGGCTTTGCCCAAATTAGTTACAACCATTTTGCCGCTCTCAAGTGCAAGCTCACCAGCTTCTTTCAAAGACTTTTTGCTACCCTCAATACTTTCCTCGAGCTTCTTAATTGTTTCAGGATCGCCGTCACCGAAAAAAGAATTTTCCCAAGCCAACTGCGCTTCCTGAATGATTAACGCAATACCTGCAAAAGCACCCTTAAGAACGCCACCGAGAATAC